CCCCACCAGGATTAGCAAGGGAGTTATCCGCATAAGCGGACGGCATTAACGTATGCCGAGGAAGGGCGATCTAGAGCGTATTGTTTGTTCTATCGGATTGGGTAGTCAACTCAAGGACCTAGGAAATAGGATTAGACTGGAAACGTACAAATTCCACTGAATATTAGTCAGATTCATTTGTAGCCAATCTATCCCTCTTTCTGCCTTGATCTCTACCAACCTCCGACAGAGTACAACAATTGTTGTATTCTCTGAGCAGACCAGGTTTGTGTCTTACAGAAAGATAAGAAGAAGTCTATCCGGGCTCCCATTGGACCCGTGCCTATATTTATAATAGGCCTTCCTCTAGTCTTTATGCACATTCCACATCTACACTACAAGAACACTAGTTACAAATTACAAAGTACTACGTGTTCCTAGATCTATTTGGACTCCATCGTCCACCTTTCCTTCGGGGCTTCCAGTCCCCAACGGCCAGAATGGCTTAAGCACTGGTAACGGTCCACGTGACCTCATCCTTGAGGTTCACACAGGTAGCAACGGAGCTACGGCTAAAGGTCTTAACCTTCTTAGCGAAAAACCTCGCCTCACGGATAAAATCCGGATACGAAGTATCGTCAAGAACGCTAGCCATACCGCCACTCCAGTAAGCTTCACCAAGCATTACTCTACCTTCTCGTCTCTGGGCGAAGGGATTACGAGGGAAAAGAACTACCTCGTCACCACCTTCAAACCCATATCCACCATGTTCCTTCTTAAGGTATAATGGTAATGGAACGGCATCGAAGAAACGCTTATATCTTTTAACGTATTCTTCAACGGGGATTCTTAACTTCTTGCATCTTAAATTCATTTGTTTGAAATTATCAGATGCAGAATTCCAGAATGCATATGCAGAAGAGTCGGAAACCTTAGCAGTTACCTTCACTTCTACATCTACATTCGATCCCTTCTTCCTTCCATTCAGTATGCCAAGATTGACATATCCAATGTCTGCATGGACATAAGCCTGTTCGGAGTATTCATAGAATTTTTGATTCATGAACTCTCCAATCTCCTTTCGGAGGGGAACAGACCGTACAGGGAGGTACCTTGAGTTAATCATACAAAACTTATCAGTAAAATAAGATTTGCCGATAGACTCAAGTAGTCCAACTTGTCTGGTATCCTTTCTCCAGGTTTCTAGCAGACATTCCTCGCCAATTAAAAGACAGTCATCACCGTTTATCAACAGTGGTAGGTCCCTTAGCGAGAATTTCCTTTTCCATACCTTCTCAAGCGACCACCGACACATTGCAGCATTAACTGCGCAAAGTATCGGAAAGGAACAAGGATGACCCATCAGTTGCCCATTTACCATGGGAACTGTAGGATCACCGAGATCGATGGAACAATTCGCTGGTTTCCCTCTCTCGTCCCACTGAGCTAGAGCCTCGACGCCTTTGCCTGCGTCGCAGAAATCTAGTTCAGCGTAAAAGAGAGAGTTGTTCAAAATTCGCAAGACCTCAGGGTACTCGCTCAGCCATTCTTGCGTCAAAATTCTTGACGCCTCGGAACTAAGTTTGTTAGTGGCGGCTTGATAGTCACCATTACAAAACTTCATTCCTGGTCTCTTCCATTTAGAGACAAGATTCTGAACTACCCCTAGAAGGTCATCGGCTCCACACCCGGTTAAACAAAAGCAATTAAACCGTTGTAGTGTAGACCACAACATCTCCTGAACAGGTTTTAACGACTTATAAACATCGTATTCACCTATGGAGATTACCCGAAACTTAAAGGGTTCGGGAATTACGCGAATTTGAACAGTGGAACATCCTTCCGTGGCCGACAAAGCATCGGCCCAGGAATGGACGTCTCTATAGTTATATGGACAACGACTATAGACCAGCCCAACTTGATGCTTATTATGGTATCTCACATCCCCTACGAGTTCAGGGGGTGATGTCCTATATATGATACCAGAAGGATCGGTGTTTTGATTCCATAGACCCATTTGCCGGAAAAATTCTCCAGCAAAACCGCCTTGTGCGCGGGTAGAATCAATACAGGAACTCTTAGATAAAGTATAGTTCTTCTTTATTCTAAGAGGAGGCATCTTCTTCTTCAACTCTCTAGCTGTTCTTTGCAGCTGATGGACTACGTCATTTGGAAGATCGTCGGGGATAGCTGATAAACAATCAGCTGTATCCACGACAGTATCTTTCCAATCTCGTTCGTCCAGGGGAAGTAAGGATTTTTTAAATCCTTGAAGAAGAGTATTCCTACACTCCATGCTTCGTATATCGTTTTTCCTTAAGCGAGCCTTTAAGGCCTCGCCTGGTTTACCCCATACGAAACATCCGTCCTTGCCAACAATCTTTGTTGATCGTGGCTGCTGGGTAAGATCTTCATAATGATTAAATAACCAAAGAGTATGATACTTAAGGTTTGATCCCCATGTGCCTTCCATATATAGGATAGCATAATGGACATCATGCCACTTGTACCATTCTTCGGTAAATTGACCCTTATACCCAAGCGTACGCACCAAGTCGACAATTCGATCAGTGGTATCCAAAGCTCTTTCACAGATGCTTGGAACTACTTTGACGATTGGACAATTACTGCGCTCATATAGCAAGCCACAGAACTCATGGAACTTCCCGGAATACTTATTGACTCTCAGCGGACAATTATCGTCTGCGCCTAGGTCATTTAGTATGTTATTCCACCAGTCCTGCCCATCTTCTGGCTTCAACGCGTTTTCACGCGAAGCTTTCCACTCTTGGATGGCTGAAGTAGAAAGGGATTCGACTATGTTCCAACGGTTTACTTTGTTTGGACTATCCATTTCCAATTGGATATCTTGACACAGTCTAGCTTCTT